CTTGACTATAATCCAGACCTAGATAAGTGGCCAATTGTCCAAAGAAGGAATATTGGTTTGCGTAATACTGGTGCTCTCGGAAAGAAACTTTAATTTTTCATTATAAATACCAAAATAGTAAGACCCCACACTAGAATATTGCAATGGCAGCAATTATAACCGATCAGTTTAGGATTATTAACGCTAATAACTTCATGGATGATGTTACTAGTGGGAATAACTCTTACTATGCTTTTCTTGGATTAGCAAATCCTACGGTATCGGGATTCGGAAGAACAGATACTTGGAATAGTACAACTATTCAACCGCCTTCACCTGTTGATAGTATCAATTACAATAACCATGTATACGATACTATGTTATTTGGCAGGAAAGTTTTTCCTGGTGATGTTAGAAGGTTGATTAGAAAAGTTACTTGGACTAAGGGTACATCATATGATATGTACCGTCATGATTATAGCACGACTAATCGTTCTCTAGTTTCTAACTCAAGTAGACTTTATTCAGCAAACTACTATGTTATGAACAAAGACTATAGAGTCTATGTTTGTATCAATAATGGTTCTGCTGGTATTTCAACTATTGCAAGCGCATCTTTAGATGAACCAACTTTTACCGACCTTGAACCATCTGCTGCTGGTGTAAGTGGTGACACTTATCTTTGGAAGTATATGTTTACGGTTCCTCCTGCGGATATCGTAAAATTTGACTCTACTGAATATATTGCGGTTCCTAATGAATGGGAAACAACAAATGATTCAGATGTTAAAGTTGTTAGAGAGAACGGAGATTCTGAAACAAATAATAATCAGATTAAAGTAATATCAATTGATGAGGCTGGTATAGGATATAATTTCCTATCAAGTCCCATAGAAGTTGATGTTATCGGTGATGGCACTGGAGCTAAAGTTAGGGTACTAACTAATACTCAAGGTCAAATTATTTCTGCACAAGTTACTAACGGTGGTAAGGGGTATAGTTATGGAAGGGTTGATCTTTCTTCTATCAATGGTTCTACTACAAAGTTTGCTAAGCTCACTCCGATCATCCCTCCCTCAAATGGACATGGATTCAACGCATACAAAGAATTAGGTACTGATAAAGTTCTAATTTATACTAGATTTGATGCATCTTCTTATGATTTTGCTTCTGATACTAGATTTGCACAAGTTGGATTAATTAGAAACCCAACTGCAATTGGTGTTGCTGGTACTAATTACTTACAATCCTCTGAATTTTCTTCACTAAAATCGATCAAGTTTACTGGAGATACTTCACAAGCTCTTGGTATTGGAACTGCTATTGAGCAGAACATAACAGGAGTTGGTACTGCTAGAGGGTATGTTGCTTCTTATGATATTGACACTATGGTTATTAAGTACTTCCAAGATAGAAGTTTAGTTTATAACCAATCAACATATGATGCTACTGACAGTAAAGAGGTTGCATCACAGTCCCCTGTTATTGATTTTCAATCTGGGGCATCTGCTAATGCAGTCACTAGTACTGCTTTCAGTGTCAATGTAGATGCTGCTTTTAGTGGTATCTCAACAACAACACCTGCTGGTAAGGTGGTTGATCTAGGCGTTCAGTTTACAAATGGTGTTGCTGACGGTGAGATAAATAAAAGGACTGGCGAAATAATCTATCTTGACAATAGACCTGCTATCTCAAGAAATGTTCGACAAAAAGAAGACATTAAAATCGTATTAGAATTCTAAACCGATGCCACAACAGACTAACCTGAATATAAGTCCTTACTACGATGACTTTAACAGGACAGACAATTATCATAGAGTTCTATTCAAACCAGGATTCCCTGTACAAGCTCGTGAGTTAACGAGTCTGCAATCTATAATGCAGAACCAAATTGAACAATTTGGTAGTCATATGTTTAAAGAGGGATCTGTTGTTATCCCTGGTGGTGTAACTTACGATGGAAATTATTTTGCTGTTAGATTAGATGCGACACATTTAGGAACTGATGTTGAAGTTTATATAAAAGATCTTGTAGGAAAAAGAATAAAAGGACAGACTTCAGGTATTACTGCAAAAATTATTAATTTTATTCCAGCATCAACTTCTATATCATCAGATCCAACATTATATGTAAAATATCGTTCACCTGGTCCTAGTGGATCTTTTGATTTCTTCTCTGATTCTGAATTACTAATATTAGAAGAACCTGTTACTTATGGCAATACAACATTAAATACTGGTTCATCTATTGCTTCGACAATATCACAGGATTCTTGTCTATCAGGTTCTGCTGCTAATATTCAATCTGGTGTATATTTTGTAAGAGGTTCTTTTGTAAGAGTTAATCAACAAACTCTTATTTTGGATCAATATGATAATCAACCATTTTATAGAGTTGGACTTCAGGTTGTAGAAAAAACAATTAATGCTAAAGAAGACGCTGCACTATATGATAACGCTAAAGGATTTTCAAACTATGCAGCACCAGGTGCAGATAGATTAAAGATAGATCTAGTTCTAGCTAAAAAGTTTACTGACGATTTTGATGATACTGATTTTATTGAACTTATAAGAATAAGAGCTGGTAATATTGAAAAGCAAATTAATAGGGAAAGTCAGTATAATTTAATTAGAGATTATTTTGCTAAAAGAACTTTTGATGAGTCTGGAGACTATACAACAACTCCATTCTTTGTTACTGTTCTTGATAGTTTAAATGATAGAATGGGAAGTGAGGGTATTTACTATGCAACAGAATCTACAAGACAAGGTAATACTCCCTCTGACGATCTTGCTTGTGTTAGGATTTCACCAGGTACTGCCTATGTTAAAGGATATGAATTTGAAACAATGGGTGAAACCATTGATTGTGTAAAACCAAGAACTACTTCAGATAAAATAGAAGAGTCGTTCTCATTTAGAATAGGAAATAGACTTAAACTTGATGGTGTACAAGGTATAACAACATTTAGAAATCCTATTGATCTTCAAAGTGGTATTAGTAGTGAAAAGATTGGAGATGCCAAGGTATATAACTTTGCATTATCTGATGCTAAGTATAAAGATAATTCAACTGAATTTGATGCGTATCTTTATGATGTTCAATTATATACAAAGTTATTTGTTAATGACAATGTATCTAATGATGAGGTTGTTAAATCTGCGTATGTTGAAGGTGCAGAAAGTGGCGCAACTGGATATACAATAGCTGCTGGTGCTGGAAGTAGTACTATCACTTTAACTCAAGTATCTGGTCATTTCCAAGCAGGAGAAAGAATTAAGTTTAGAAGTAATGAAAACTTATCTAGAGTTGTTGATAAGGTAATTGCTTACAATATGAATAATGTTGAGAATGTTCAACAGTCAAATACATTCTATGCTAAGAAAGTATTAAATGAAAAAATACCTTATGGTTTAAGAGGAGATGATCCTGTTAGAATTGCTACTAATGGTGATGTAACTTGTGTAGGTAGAACATTTGAAAGATTTAAACCTGGAGATATTATAATCTATAGACGACCAGGTCAATCTTTACCTAATCGTAATGTAGTATCATATGTTGCCAATGATGGTGGTAGCATGAGAGTTGCTGCATTAACAACTAACCCCAATCTTTATACTGGATCTCTTCCAGGTTCTCAGTATGAAGGTCCAATCTTTATAGGTGAGCAACAGTTAAGTAATGAGGATGCTGCTGGTTTATATTTACCACTTCCACAGAAACATATTGCTGATATTGATTTTACTGGAGCTCAGTTAATTCTTTCAGATCAAGTAACTGGTGAATCAACTGATGCAAATGGAACTTTAGTTGTTAATAGTAGTTCTCTTACTATTGATGATTGTAATTTTGTTTCATTTGATCAAGAAAGATATCAAGTACAATATAGTAGTGGTTTAGTTGCAACTATCACTGAAGATCAAGTTACAGTTACTGATGATGTTTTAACTTTTAGTGGATTGGCATTCTCTGAATCTAACATTAAAGTTAATGTAACAGTTGCTAAGAGTAATATTAAGAGTAAAGTTAAAGAATATAAAAGAAGTCAAGAAATTGAAATAGTATATTCATCTAAAGATTCATCTGGAACTACAACTGGAAGTAGTGTTGATGATGGATTAACTCCTAGTGGTCTTTATGGTATAAGAGTTCAGGATGAAGAAATTTGTTTAAACTTCCCAGATGTAGCAAAAGTTGCTGCTGTTTATGAATCTTTAGATAAAAATAAACCAATTCTTGATCAATTAGTTTTTAGCTCTACAGATCCTATTTTCCAAAATGCGATTGTTGGTGAAACCATTGTAGGTGAGAATAGTAACTCTGTTGCTATTATAGTTTCTGTTAATGCTGGTACTAGCAGTATTAGTATTGTATATAAAACTACAGATAAATTCCAACTTTTAGAAACTCTTTTATTCCAAGAATCTAATTCATCTGCCACATTACAGGGTACAACTCCTGGAAAATATAATGATGTAACAGATGCATTTACTTTAGATCAAGGTCAAAGAGAACAGTATTACGACTATTCTAGACTATTAAGAATCAATGATGGTTATATTCCATCTAGAAAACTTCTAGTTGTTCTTGATAGGTATGAGATTCCATCTGCTGATACTGGAGATGTATTTACTGTCAACAGTTATGATGCAGAAAGATTTAAGAAAGATATTCCTGGTATAGGTAAATCGAGTAAGAGAGCAACTGATACTCTTGATTTCAGACCTAGGGTTGTAGAATTTACTCCATCTAGTGCTGCTGTATCTCCATTCTTCCCATCAAATAGAGACACAATACAATCAGGTAATAGAATTCCAACACCAAATGAGAATTCTAGGTTCAAGTATAAGCATTATTTGGGAAGAATGGATAAAGTTCTTCTTAAATCAACAGGTAATATAATAGTTCATCAAGGTGAACCATCTGTAAAACCTGTACCACCTGCTGATGATCCTGGTTCTATGGTTTTAGCTACGATTGCGTGGCCACCATTCCTTTACCAAACTTCAAATGCTAGGGTATTCTTAATAGATAATCGCCGTTACACAATGCGTGATATCGGTGCTATTGAAGATAGAGTTGAGAATCTAGAAAATGTTACATCACTATCTCTATTAGAACAGAAAGTTGCTACTTTACAAGTTAAAGATGCTGATGGTCTTGATAGATTTAAGAGTGGTTTCTTTGCAGATTCATTGAAGTCTAGAACTTTTGTTGATGTATCATCTCCTATTGATATAGATTCTACTAGAGGACATATGCGTCCTTTAACTGATCTCAGTTCTATTGATATGCAGGTATTACCTGCTACACAAGAACCACCTGAGACATTAGATTTTAGTCAGGACTTTGCTTTATTGGATGGTAAGGCAAGAAAGACAGGTAGAATGATTACATTAGATTATAAAGAAACTGCATTTGTTGAACAGAATTTTGCAACTAGAGTAGAAAATCTTAACCCATTTTTAGTCTATAGTTATATTGGTGATTTAAAATTAAGTCCAACTAGTGATAACTGGATTAATACTCATAGGACACAAACACTACAAACACAAGTTATTAGAAGAACTTCAATTGATCCAAGAGTAGCGGTAACTAATGTTGATGGTGGTTTTGGTGATGATGAATTGCAAGCAAGTACTCAGGATAGTGTACAGAAAGTAGAAAGAGATGATATAACATCTAGAAATACTTTTATTGCTAGTGAAGAATTTGATCCATTTATTAGATCTAGAAATATAGAATATGATGTAAATGGTTTAAGACCAAATGCTAGATTCTTTACATTCTTTGATGAACTTGGCAATGTTGATGTAGTTCCTAAAGTTATAGGTATTAGTAATGTTGTTGGTGCATTTACTGTTGGTGAAACTATTACTGCATTAGTTAATGGTGAAACATATCGTTTCAGACTTTGTAGACCTGATCATAAGAAAGGACCATTTGCTGCTCCTACAATGTCTTATGAGCATAATCCTTTAGACAGAGAGGAAACATTACCTGTAGCATACTCACAAGGTTCTACTGTTATTAACATAGATACGACTGCTTTAGCTTCTGCACCTCAAGGAGATTTCTTTGGATATCTTCCAATAGGTACTGTGGTATCTGGAGAAAGTAGCGGTGCTCAAGCAACTATTGCTGATCTTGGTTTATTCTCTGACAACTATGGAGATTTAAGAGCATGTGTATGGGTTAGAGATCCATTTGCTTCTCCTGCTCCACTTGCTAGAGTAAGAACTGGTGAAAGAGAATTTAAGGTATCTTCTAGTTCTGTCAATGCTACTGGATTAAGAGGAAGCACTGCTATTTCAGCTGCTCAAGCAATCTACACTGCCGTTGGAACTACAAGAATTGTACAAACTGATGTTAGTGTTACGACACTAGAAACTACGACAATACAGAGAGATATAAGTCTGACCTTCGTAAACCGAAGACCACCCCCACCACCACCACCTCCTGCCCCCGTTATTATTAATAATACAAGGGTTATTGACAGAACAAGAACATTTGTTGATAGAAGGACTATTGATAGAACTGTTACTGTACAGCAAACTATTGATAATACTGTTACACAGGTTGTTGATAATACTAGAACTATTATTCAACCTGTTCCGTTCCCAGTACCTGCTCCTCCTCAAGCTGAAGAGAATGATGACCCATTGGCACAATCATTTAAGGTTGACCAATATGGTGCATATATTACTTCTGTTGATGTTTACTTTGCAACTATGCTAGATCCAGAAGTCCCTGCTTTTGTAGAGTTAAGGACAATGGAATTAGGAACACCTACTACAAAATTGGTGTCTCCAGATGCTAGGGTAATTTTAACATCTAATGATATTAATTTGTCTACTGATGCTTCAGTGGCAACTAAAGCGACATTTAGTTCTCCAATATACTTAGAACCTGCTACAGAGTATGCTATCGTTGTAGGTGCTCCTACGAACACCTATGAGGTATTTACAGCAGAGATGGGACAGACTGCGCTTAATGCTCAGGATTTACCAAGTGCTGCTGGTAGAGTATATGCTAACCAGTTCTCAGTTGGATCTCTGTTTAAATCACAGAATGCTTCTACATGGACTCCATGTCAGTTTGAAGACTTGTGCTTCAAGTTGTATAGAGCAGAGTTCATTCATCAAGATGCTGTAGTAACATTCCAGAACCCACCTATTAGAGCAAATAATGGTATCTTACCAGTATTGAATAAGAATCCAATTCATGCGCTTCCTAAGAAAGCTGCACTTGGAATCACTACAACAACTAATGCTGGTCTTATTGGTACTGTATTTGTTCCTGGTAGAAAAGTTGGTGATGCTTCTGCAAATTATCGATATGGATATATCGAATCAACGGGTGGACCAGTTAAAACTGGTGGTACTCTTGCAGTTGGTATCTCAACAAATGGTCTCAACTATGGAACTCCATCATCTGCTGCTGTTGCAACATATGCAATTACAGGTCAAGGTGCTGGATTAAAATTAGGTGTAACTGTTGGTACTGGTAATAGTGGTGTTACTGCTGTTACTATTCAAGATGATGGTCAAGGTTATCAAGTTGGTGATATTGTAGGAATTGTTACTGCTGAAATGAGTGGTAGTGGTTCTGGAGCTAGAATTGGTATTAATTCTCTTGGTGGTTTGGATACATTGTATCTAACAAATGTCCAAGCAGAAGAATTTGGTAATGCAGCTAGTGTTAATTACTATCATGACCTTGGAACTCTTATTGATTCTGGTTTAGATGTTACTAGATACGATGAAACTGGTAGCGTTTATACTGGAGAATATGCAAAACTATCATACTTCAATCATGGCATGTATGGTACTGGTAATAAAGTTGCGATTAGTGGAGTATCTCCAAATACTCTTCCAACAACAACTGCTACTATAGTTAATTCTACCTCAAATAGTATTTCTATAGCAGACAGTACTGGATACAATGTTTATGAAGGAGTTATTGTTAGTGCTGCTAACACAGGTTATGCTATTTTGAATAATGAAATTATCTCTTACACTGCTGTTGGAGTTAATACTCTAAGTGGTATTACTAGAGGTGTAAATAACACTCAATCTATCAACCATGCTCAAGGATCTAATATCCAAAAGTATGAATTTGCTGGAATTGGTCTAGGTAAGATCAATACTGAGCATAGTGTTGAGGTTACTGGTAGAAATATGGATGACTTTATGATTAAGATTGACAGAGAAGGTAGAACTACCGACATCTCAGGTCTATCCCAACCACAACTTTCATTCAATGCTGATATTCATGGCGGTGGAGCTCATGTTCATGCCTCTAAGAATATACAGTATGATACTATTACACCAGTATTTGACATAACAGTACCTGGTCCTACCGATACTGCTAACTTAAGTGTTAGAACTGTTAGTGGAACTAGTATTGATGGTGAAGAAGCCTCATTTGTTGATCAAGGATTTGAGAGTTATGTTCTCAACCAACCAACAAAACTTTCATCCACTAGAATAGTTGCTTCTGAAGCAAATGAAAATGCAAGGTTAACTAATCTCTTTAGGAATAGATCTTTAACTGCTAGAGTTGCAATGAATAACGGAGGAAACTTCCATAGTTCTCCAATGATTTGTTTAGATACAATGGCATTTAAGTTCTCTTCTAATAGACTTAATAAACCAATTGGAGATGATGCGTATGCTTCAGATCCAAGAGCTAATGTTCTATTTGGTGATCAACATACTTCATACTATGTTTCTAAACCAATTCTTATCAAACAACCAGCAACTTCGTTGCAAGTTATATTTGATGCATTTAGACCTGCATCTACTGACTTCAGGGTGTTGTATAGTTTGATTAGAGGTGATGCTAGTGAAGTTGATCAGAAATTTGTATTGTTCCCTGGCTATCTAAATAGCGTTGATACCACTGGTAATGGGTTTGGGGATACGCCAATCGATACTGCAAAGAACGATGGCCGTCCTGATAAATTCATAAATCCTGGTGGAGAGTTCAGAGAATATCAGTATAGTATTAACGATCTAGAACCTTATACTGGATTTGTTATTAAGGTTGTATTTAACGGTACTAACCAAGCTGAAGTTCCTGTTCTTAAGAACATTAGAGCGTTAGCATTAGCATGATAAGGGTTGAAGGTTACTCAAATCTCTATAGAGATGAAAAGACAGGAGCTATCATAAACGATGATAGCTCTGGTTATTCAGCATATGTCAAGGCAAGAGAAAAAAGGTCTACACAAAAAGAAGAACTAGATACTATGAAGCAAGAGATTTCTGAGATAAAAGAAATGCTTGCTAAAATTACAGAAAAACTATGAGAGATCCACACATTGAACACTTAAGATTCCTTCATGGAGACGAATGTGTACCAGCAAAAGTAGCAGAATTGGGTGATCTTGAAATTATAAGAAATGATATAGATCGATTGGATATGAAAATGAGTCAACTAACACAAGTATTGCAAGAAGTTCTGACAGAGATAAAGCAACTAAATACCTTATAGGATAATAGTCAGCATAAAAGATGGCAGTATATGTCGCAAATTTGCAGATTGAATCGGGTACTGATTTTGAACATTTATTTTCTCTTGGTGATAACGATAATAACACTACCCTAAATCTAGCAGGTTTCACGGTAACATCGCAATTGCGTAAATGGGCAGGAAGCACAACTGCTGTGTCTTTTGCATCGACTGTATCCAGTGCCACGGATGGAGAAATTCAAATCTCTATGGCATCTACTATAACAACCGATATTAAACCTGGCCGTTATCTTTACGATGTTGTTTTGCAAGACGGAACAAGCAAGGTAAAAGTCGTTGAAGGAATGGTCAATGTTAGAGCAGGGGTAACAAGGTAATGCCATCTTTACGAATTGGTACTGGCAGCCAAGTTAAGGTTATTGCCAGCGGCTCTTTAGGGGGCGGTGGAGGAGGAGGTAAACTAGTTTTACTTTCGGATGTTAATGCAAGTGCTTTAACAAACGGTAGTTTTCTGGTCTATGACTCAGCATCCGCAAAATTTATAACACAAACAACTTTACCATCCACCACAGTTGATGGAGGGGAATACTAATGGCTGCAACGATTCTGATAAAGAGGACGCAAGGAACCTCTCCTCCAACCGCAGCACCAGTTGGTACTGGTGTCTCGTTTGGTGAATTAGTATACACCTACGATGTATCTAATGTAGGTGCTGGTAAGTCTTATAAGAAATTATATATTGGTCATCCAGACGGTAATACTTCTGCACCAATAGCAATCGGTGGTGAATACTACACCGATATGCTGCCAGAGAACCCTGCAGACTTTGGTAAACCAACTGGATCTAAGGCGGTTATTCTTAACCCATCAGGACAGATTGACACCTGGAGTGTAGCTACTGACCTTCTAGTAGGTGCTGCAGCCACTGTATCGGGTAATTTGACCGTTGCTGGAGATTTATCTGTCACAGGAGATTTATCATACGATGAAGTAAATGCAAGAAATTGGAATATAACTGGTGTTGCAACTGCACCCACTCTTTATGTAACTGATATTACTGATACTCTTAACCTACAAAGTAAGGTAGGTATTATCAGTGCTCTTGCTGGTGTTGGTGCTACATATAACGATTTTAATTCTACATCTGCACAGTTTGAGCAGATCAATGTAAGTCATGCATCTACTACTAAGAACCTTACGGTTACTGGTATAGCAACTATTGAAGATAATGTAGACTTCAGAACGCAGTTAATAAGAATTGGTAGAGAAGCAGGTGAACAAGAAACTGATGGTAGTGATCGTCAGGGGTTCTTTATTGGTAACTTCGCAGGTCAACAAGCTGGTTTAGGTAATAACACTAAGAGAAATATTGCTATTGGTCACAGTGCCTTCCAGAAGGGTGGTCAAACCAAAGCAGAATCCAACCTTTTCTTAGGACATTATGCTGGTCAAGAGGCAGAAGGTTCCCATAACATCTATATTGGTGATAAGGTAGCACAAGATTTAGGTTCTCAATCAGTTATCACTTACGGTGAGACTGGTGATGCAAGCACTATTTCATTCTCTGATGGTAGTCAATTATCTAATGATCCATATGCTTACAGAGTATATGGTACTACAGATAGCTATTCTAACATAACTGGTGGTGATTGGGCAATAGCAATTGCTAATCTTGGTGACCTTGGAATTATTAATAATGCAGTTACTGGCAATTTAACATTTAATATTGGTACTTGTACTAATGCACATCTAGCAAAATTAATTGGTAGTCAGTTTAAAGTTAAAGGTCAGGATAATTTCGGATTATTAACTGATGTAAATGATGCCATTTACTTATCAACTGGTAGTATTGGATTAACTGATACTTATGGATTCTTAGTCGTAAGGTCAGGTATTACTACAAACAGTGGTAAAGAAGATCATAATCAGAATATTGGTATAGGTAGAGAAGCACTATGGGGTGCTGGTATATCAACTAACCAGAGCAATAATATTGCTATTGGTGCGTTTACTTTATACAATGTTTATGGTAGTGATAATATTGCTATTGGTAATTCTGCTGGTACTCATAATACTGGTAATAACAATGTTATCATTGGTAAAGGACAAGATGTTAGATATCCAGATCAAGATGATCAATTAGTTATTGGTTCAGGTGATGTTAAGTGGGTTTCAGGTAATAGCGACGGTTGGGTCGGGGTGGGAACTACCACGCCAACAGCTCTTCTCGATGTGGATGGTGATGTCAATATCACTGGTGTTGCTACTGTTCCTCAGTTAGATGTTAATGATCTTGGTATAGAAGCAGCATATGTTACTGCTGGTATCATTACCTCTCAAGTTGGTACTTATGCTACCATCACTGTATTTGATACAGAAACTGCTGACCTTAATGATGTCAAGATAACTTCTGGTATCATCACTTCACAAGTTGGTACTTATGCAACCATAACAGTATTTGACACTGAAACAGCAGATCTTAGAGATGTTAAGATCACTGCAGGTATCATTACTGATATCGTTGGTACTGCTGCTACCATAACTACGATTGATGCAACTGTAGCTGATATTATACATGGTAATATCGTTGCTGGTGTTGTTACATCAATAACTGGTATCTATGCAACTATTACAAATTTTGATACAGAGGTTGCAGACCTTAACCAAGTTAAAATTACCTCTGGTATCATTACTGATATTGTTGGTACTGCAGCGACTATAACAACAATTGATGCAACAGAAGGTGATATAGTTAATGCTAAGATCACTGCAGGTATCATTACCTCTCAGGTTGGTACTTATGCAACTATAACAGTATTTGACACTGAGACTGCCGATCTTAAAGATGTTAAGATTACTGCTGGTATCATTACTGATATCGTTGGTACAGCAGCAACAATCACAACTATAGATGCTACAGAAGGTGACATAGTTAATGCTAAGATCACTGCTGGTGTTGTTACATCACTAGTTGGTACATACTCAACAATTCAAGATGTTCATATTACGAATGATCTTAGAGTTGGTGGTGCAACTACCTTCACTGGTAATGTAACCTTTAATGGCGGTACAATCGGTCTTGGTGATTCTGTAACAGATAATGTCGTATTCAATGCTGATATTGATTCCAACTTTATCCCTGATGATGACGATACCTATAGTATTGGTACTGCTACTCAACAGTGGAAAGATATTCATATTGATGGTGTTGCTTATGTTGATGATCTAAGTGTTGATTCAACAGTTGGTGTTTATGCAACTATAACAACTTTTGATACCGAGGTTGCAGACCTTAAGGATGTTAAGATTACATCTGGTATCATTACTGATATCGTTGGTACTGCTGCTACAATCACTACGATTGATGCTACGGAAGGCGATATAGTAAATGCTAAGATCACTGCTGGTGTTGTCACATCATTGGTTGGTACTTATGCAACTATTACTACAGCACATGTAACAACTTTAAGTGCTGATAATTTAAGCTTTACAGGAGTTGCTGTTACTGACATTGTTGGTACTGCAGCAACCATTACAACTATCGATGCCACAGAAGGTGACATCGTTAATGCTAAGATCACTGCTGGTGTTATTACATCAATAGTTGGTACTTATGCAACTATTACAACATTTGACACAGAGACAGCAGATCTTCAAGATGTTAAGATAACTGCTGGTATTATTACATCTCAAGTTGGTACATATGCAACTATAACAGTATTTGATACTGAGACTGCAGATCTTAAGGATGTTAAAATTACCTCTGGTATCATAACTGATATTGTTGGTACTGCTGCATCTATCACTACGATTGATGTTACAAACTTTGATGCACTAACAGCTAAGATCAATTCTGGTTATGTAACTTCACTATATGACTCCACAGGAGTTGTTGGTATTAACACTCAACACATGTTGAGTACTAATGATGACAATACTTTGTCATGGAAAGAACCTGCTCAGATTGGTATTGCTACAATCAACCCTGCTGATGATTTATGGTTTGTTGATACTCATGGTCTTGATGCTTACGATGCTTCTCGTGGTCGTACTAGAGAAAGACCGTTCAAATCGATTAAATACGCTTTATCAAGAATTTCTAATAAGTATGATCACACTTATAATGGAGGAACTGCTACAAACGCAGTTAATGTTCAGAGTGGTGCTGAGTCAGGTAATCAGAAGTCTCCTAATGGAGCAACTTACAACCAGCATACTGGAGAGTTAGTTCTATCATTTGCTTCTGCTCACGGATTATCAACTGCTGATACTATAACACTTGATAATAATTCATTATCATTCACCTGTTCGATGGATGGTAATACTGCAAGTAAGACTTATCCTCGTGCTGGTAGTGATCCTATTGCTGGTGTAACAACTGCTGTTACAGTACTTGATTCAACTTCATTTAGAATTAATGTTAATGTCTCTCCTACAATCATAGGTGTTAATGAAACATTGAATATTGGTGGTGGTGTTTATGAAGAATCATTCCCATTATATGTTCCTGCAGGATTAACTGTTAAAGGTAACGGTCTTCGTGCTACTAAGATTGTTCCAACAAGTGCTACTAAGCAAAAGGATTGTTTCCTACTTAATGATAGAACAGTCGTTGAAGACTTAACTATCGCTGACATGTTCTTCAACACATCAGCAAATGAAGGATACGCATTTAAGTATGAACCTGGTATTGCAATTACTACTAGATCACCTTATGTACAGCGTATAACTGTATTAAACAAAGGTACTAATCAAACTGCAGATGATTTATACGGATTTAACAGTGCTGATGCAGCTCCATCTTCTTACATAGCTGGTGCTGGTGCATATATCGATGGTTCTCAGGTTCAAGAAGGATCTATTGAAGCAGCAATGTTATTCAATGAAGCAACCTTCATTGTACCTAATGCTAAAGGTCTAGTAATGACCAACGGAGCTCGTGTTGAGTTCCTTAACTGTTTCACATACTTTGCTTCTGAAGGTATTAGAGGTGAATCTGGTACACTCGGTATTGCATCTGCTGGTAAGACAAGATTAAGATTAACTGGTATTACTACAACATCAATGCTAGGCATTGGTAATACAATTACTTACTATGACACTGATGGTGTTACTGGATTAGGTACTGCTGTTGTAGCTAACTACGATGGTACATATCTTGATGTAAGTGGTAAGCAACTTGGATTTGAAATTCTTCAAAATAGAACTGCTAAAACACTTACATTTAATGGTAATGCACAATTAGATACCAGTGTTAAGAAGTTTGGTAGTGCGTCACTTAAATTAGATGGTACTAACGATTCTGTTAGTGCAGCATCTCACGATCAGTTTGGATTTGGTACAGGAGAATTTGCTGTTGGTTTCTGGGTTTACAGAAACACTACTGGATTAACTAGTGCTACTGCTATTGACTTTAGGGATTCAGGAACTGATGCAAGTGGTTTAAGTATTGCCTTCAGAGGTAATGAATATGATGTTCGTGTTGGAAACACTACAGCATTATCGGCTACTAGTGCAGGTATTACAACTGGTGCATGGCATCACATTGCTGTTGCTAAGTTAGGTACAAAATTAATAGCATATTCTAATGGTGCTAAGAGAGCTGAAGCAACATCATATACTACTGATCTTGGTACACAAAAACCTATTGTAATTGGTGCTGACTTTGATGGTGCTGCTAATGCACATACAGGTTGGATAGATGATGTATTTGTTCAGAAAGGATTGCATTCATTCCCAGATGGTGCATATACTTATGGTAATAGTGCTGAGGCTGCTGGTAATAGAAAGACTTCATTACTAGTTAACTTTAACGGAACTAACGGTGTCTCAACTGCTACTGATAATACAGTAGTTACTCAGGACATCAGAATTACTCAACCTAACAGTGGAGTAGGAACTGCTACTAGGATAACCTTAGCAGATTACAGTCAGTTTGGTGCTGACATGCGTTCTGTGGGTTGTGCTGTTGAGTACGGTCAGAAGGGTGTTGTTGCTGATGGTGATGGTGTAACACTAAGATGTTTTGCACTTAATTTCAACCATGTTGGTGCTGGTGGAAATATTAATAACGATCCTAACACAGCAATCCAAGCAAACGAAGTCACTCAAGTTAATAACGGTGACATATCATTCGTTAGTATTGATCAGAAAGGAGACTTTAGAGTTGGTGATGCATTCTATGTTGACCAAGAAAATGGTACAGTTGCATTCTCTCAACAGGTAACAAGTTTACAGGCTTTATCTAATCTAACTATCTCAGATTCTTCTGGTAATAGTAGTCAGGTAACACCTACTAGTGGTACATTTGGTAATATCCAGATTGCTGGTAATAATATTGAATCAACCTCAGGTGATATTAATATTGACCCTGCTGGTGCTGGTGATGTTAATATTACTGGTGATGTCAATGTCTTAGGTATCTTAACTGCTACAACTATTCAACTGGATGCATTCCAGAAGGGTGATACATCTATTGCTTTAACTGATAGTGGTAGTGATGGTACTATTGTAGCTAGCACTGAGAATGTAGAAGCATGGCGTGTTGACGCTAACCAGAAAGTTGGTATTCGTACTGACTCACCTAGAGATAGATTAGATGTTTTAGACACTGCTAGATTTGAAAGAATCAACGCTACAGGCGTTGTAACAGTTAGTAGTAGTGCAGATGTTAATAACCTTGATGTAGTAGATGCTAGGATCGCTACAGGTCTTGCTACAGCATTCACAGTTGGTCAGACTGTTGGTGATGGATCATTAACAATTAATGCTCCTGTTGGACTTAACAGTCACACAGATCTCCCAGATAATGTTAAGGTAAGAATTGGTTCAGATGATGACTTAACTGTTGAACATGTTGATACAGATGGATTTGCTAACAGAGGTCATACAGTCCTCTCTCATGCAAATGGTAATGCAACATATAGCAGACTTCAAATAAGAAGTGATTACTTTAGTGTACAGACTGCTGCTGGTAGCAGCGACTTCTTAACTGTCGATAATAAGACACTTAAGTTAATGTATGCTGATAGTTCAGCTTCTGGTATCGGTGATAGATTGATTGTTAGAGCATCTGGTTCAGAGATGCTTGGTATTGTTACCTTTAAGGATAACGGTGTTTATAAAGGTGAAGTTGCAATTGGTTCTTCTATAACAGCAACTGCTGGTGTAGTAACTGCTAATGCAGTAGACCTTGCTGATGCTGACATTCTTGACGCTAAGATTACTGCTGGTTTAGCAACTAACTTTGCAATAACTAATGCCAGAATTCAAACTGGTATTGCTACTGAAATGACCTTCGCTGGTTTCTCAACTTTCGTTGGTATAGCAACATTCCAAGATGATATCTTTATCGCTGGTAACTTAAATGTTATAGGTGATGTTGTTTATGATGAAGTTAATGGTAGAAACATTAATGTAACTGGAATAAGTACATTTAACGAAGTTGTTATTACTGGTGTTACTACAGTTTCTAATATCAAGATTGGTGCTGGTAGCTCTGCAACTAAGATTGAAACTAATAGTGGAGAGTTAGTTCTAGATTCTGCTGCTGGTCAAGTTACTATTCAAGACAATGTACATGTCGTAGGATATGCTACATTTAAACAAGGATTATACTATCGCTCAGATCAAGGGGGAAGCACAGGTATAGGATATAGTGGTCCTAACGGTGTTGCTTACTTTGAAGATGATGGTAGGTTGGTAAGTACAGCAAGCACAGTTGGATTCCTAACTACTTCTAACTATGTAATGACTACAAACGCTTCTGGAGTTCCGCAATGGACTAACTCCATCGATGGAGGATTCTTCTAATGGCAAAACCAAATAGTAGGGCAACATTACAAGATTATTGTTTAAGACAATTAGGTGCTCCAATTCTGGAGATTAATGTTGCCGATGAGCAAGTTGACGACTTAATGGATGACTCTCTACAGTTTTTCTATGAGAGACATTTTGATGGTGTAGAAAAGGTATTGCTTAAGTATCAACTTACTGAAGAAGATAAGAGAAGAGGTAGAGCAAGAGGTGGTGATAATAATTTAGGTATTACTAGTACAACTACTGCATCTGGTGTATTTGAGGAAAATTCCAATTATATAACTGTACCTGATTCTATATTAGGAATTGAAAGAGTTATGCAATTTGATAGTAGTGGACTTAGTAATGGTATGTTTAACTTGAAGTATCAGTTGTTTTTAAATGATGTTGCTTTTAACATGGGGTATGATGGTCTCCTAAATTATTCTATGACCAAGACATATCTAGAAGATATTAATTTCTTATTGACTACATCTACTCAGATTAGATACAACAAGAGAAACAATAAGCTTTATTTTGATATTGATTGGGCTTCTACTACTGTTGGTCATTATGTATTAATTGAGTGTTATAGAATTATGGATCCTTCTAACTATAGTGGAGTATATAATGATTCTTTCTTGAAGAGATATCTAACAGCAAAGATTAAAAAGCAATGGGGTCAGAACCTCATAAAATTCCAAGGAGTAAAACTTCCTGGTGGTATAGAACTCAATGGTCGTCAGATCTACGAAGATGGTGATCTAGAGATAAGAGAGATAGAAGAAAAAATGCTATCTACTTACGAAATTCCAGTTCTTGATATGATAGGTTAATATGCCTGTATCACCGTTCTTCCAGCATGGTTCACCTGATGAGCAGAGATTAGTACAGTCTCTGGTAGATGAGCATTTGTCTATTCATGGTATTGATGTCTATTACATACCAAGAAAACAAATTGTTACAGATGATATATTAGGGGAAGTACAATCATCAAAGTTTAATGATAATTATCTTATTGAAGCATACCTAAACAACTATGAGGGTTATGCTAAGGGTAGTGATGTAATGACAAAGTTTGGCATCAACTTACAAAATGAGATTACTTTGACCATATCAAGAGAAAGATTTGAAGACTTTATTGCTCCCTTTCAATTTAATTCCACTAACTTAACTGGTGCTTTAGATGGTGATATTGATTTTGGAACAAGACCTAAAGAAGGAGACCTTATCTGGTTTCCATTAGGAGAAAGATTATTTGAGATTAAACTTGTAGAACATGAAACTCCTTTCTTTCAATTAGGTAAAAATTATACTTACGAATTACAATGTGAACTATATCAACTTCAAGACGATATTATCGATACAAATGTTGCTGCTATTGATACAAGATTGAGTGAAGAAGGAAATATTACTACTGTTAGTTTAGCTGGTATAGGATCTACTGCTAAAGCATCTGTAGATACTTTTGCACTATCAGGTGCAATGAGAATGGTCACATTAAATGATGATGGTTCTGGATATACTTCAGTGCCTAATATTAGCGTCTCAGCGTCTCCTGCAGGTGTATCCACATCTCTTGGTGCTGTCGTTGCTATTACAACTCAAAAAGGTAATCTTGCTGCTATAGATTATCTTGCAATAACTAATCCAGGTTTTGCTTATCAGGAACCACCTACTATTGGATTTGGTACTCCAGGTGTAGGTGCTGCTGCAACTTCAACATTAACTAACAGTGGTATTTGTTCTATTAGAATTCAACAACCAGGTTCTAACTATGTTGCTCCACCTATAGTTAGTATTCAACATCCTCAATTTGTCGATAAACAATATGAATTTACTGGTGTAGCTACTGCTGGAACAATGCAGATTAGTGGAATTAATACTATGGCAAATATTGCTATTGGTCATACTATTAACTTCAAAGTTGTTGGTGCTCAAATACTTTCTGGTGGTGGAATTGTAACTTCTATTGGTACTAATAGTATTGGTATTGGAACTTCTATAGGTGGTACTGGAACTGCATCTGTTACCTTTGTTGGAACTGGTGCTATGGTTGGTGCTAAGGTAGGTCAAGTTCAAGCAACTGCTGTTGCAACTCTATCTGGTTCTAGTATGTTTAGAATATATCTAACTGATGCTGGTAGTGGATATGAAGCAACTCCAACCGTTTCTATTAGTGCTCCATTGAGTACTGGTATTGGAACATATCATCTCAATGAAAGAGTAGTTGGTTCAGAGTCTGGTGCTGAAGCATATGTTAAGAGTTGGAATGCAACAACTAGAAGTTTGGAAGTATCCATAAATACAGGTGATTTCAGATCTGGTGAATATATAACTGGAACTGCATCATCCGCTAGGTATCAAGTATTCTCTTACAATAATGATTTGAGTGCTGCTGCTGTTGGTGATGAATACTTTATGAATGATGAATTTGAAACAGAAGCAGATCAGCTTCTTGACTTTACCGAATCTAATCCCTTTGGAGATGTATAATGTTAGGTACTTATTTCTATCATGAGATACTAAGAAAAACCATTATTGCCTTTGGTACATTATTTAATGATGTTAATATTAGGCATGATGATAGATCTGGTAACACTCTTAGTGAAACTAAGGTTCCATTAATATATGGACCAAAGCAAAAGTTTTTAGCAAAACTTGAGCAACAAGAAGAATTAACAAAAGCAACTGCTATAACATTACCAAGAATGTCATTTGAGATGACATCTATGTCATACGACCCTAGTAGAAAAGCTAGTATAACAAGAACTTTTAAAGCAGTTGATAATAGAGACCCATCTAATACTAAAGTAAAGAAAGTATATTTACCAGTACCTTACAATGTGGGATTTGAACTTAATGTAATGACTAAGTTGAATGATGATGCATTGCAGATAGTAGAACAGATACTACCATTCTTCCAACCAGCATTTAATGTTACAATAGACTTGGTAGGTGCTATTGGAGAGAAAAGAGATATTCCTATTGTACTTGAGAACATATCTTTCAGTGATGAATATGAAGGAGACTTTTCT